GCCCGGAGATGCTCCTGAGCCAGTGTCGCAGCCACCACCCGCACCGCCAGAGCAAAGTCCAGTACCGCCTGTGCCGCCAAAGGTTGAGCCTGCGCAAGTGCCGCCAGCGCCAGATAGACCAGCCTCACCAGGCCCACCAGCCACGCCGGTTGATGCAGCCGCAAGACCATAACCACCGTATGAGCCCTGTTTTGTGCCTGTATTGGCCTGCCAAATTGCGTTTTGTGGGTCAGCGTCATAGATAGCCGCCCCGCCCGTTGTTCCGGGCCCGGTGTTGTTTCCCGTTCCCGCCGTCGCATCATTGCCCTGCAGAGCAGTATGGAGCGCGCCGATTGTCGTGTTTCCAGTGCCAACAGTTATAGTCTGGTTTGTATTAGGCAACCCGGTTGTTACCTGGCCCCATTTTGCCTCTGCGCCAGAACCACCCCGGCCAGAAGCGGAGCCTGATTGAGAAGCTGCCCCTTGCCCCCCTTCTCCGCAAACGAAATACGAATAGGCGGCCAATCCGGACGTTAACGCCGCTATATCCCACGTTCCATTTGCTGTGTAGTTCCAGCGCTTCAGTTTTGACCCGCCTGCATTCACGCGGGCCTGCAGCCTGGTTTTATTTTCCGAAACATTTTGCCAGAGATTGAGATAACTGGTATTCGTCACTACTGTCAGAATCGCAGAGCTGGTGTTTGAAATCAGCTCAGTCGCTGAGTCCGATGCCGCCATTTCGGCCCCCGCAATGTCGAGCAGTTGAGCAAAAGCCGTTTCACTCGCAAACATGGCAGCCAAAGCAGTGGGGCTGTTAAGCAGCGCGTTGAGTTCACGGGCTTTTAAAACCTCGTTCCATGGGCCGAGATAAAGGTCAGCCTCTGTGGTCAAGGCTTCTTCAAGGTTTTCGCCGCTCAAAGTTCCGTTTAAAAGGCGAAAAACAATATCTAATCCTGTGAATGAGCGCATTTTAATAACCGCCTGTCGCTAAAATAATGGCATCAGCCGTGGCCGACCCAGAGATAATTGCTTCGATTGTGCCACCGTCGAGCAGCGCGGCCCGGTGCTGTCGAGAATTGACCAGCAAATTGAAAGCCGCCTCATTGTCTGCAATGCCTAAATCCGCTTCAAGACTGGTCGAGTCGTAAACGCCGCCAATGAGATTCACAAAGATTTTGAGACCCCGCGTTGTAATAACAGGCATCGAATTGGGGCGAACGACTGTGACTGACCAGGTGGCCTCTGCTGGATTGATGGGCGAGCCCGTTCCGTTGAATAGCCTGATTTGAACAGTGTTAGCCGCCGATACAAACCCTGCCCACATCAGGCCGGTGTCAATGCCGGACGGAGGCCCCAAAATCACTTGGTCGCCAACGACTGCGCCGGGAACAGTCACTGTTAAAGGCGTTCCCACTGCCCCTGCAGAAACAGAGTCAAAATTCAGGACTGCCTGAACCGGGGGTAAAATTTCAGGCACAAATGCGGCGAGCATAGCGGCCATGGCGTCGGGGTGGGCTGATTCGATAATACCGAGGCCTGCACCCGAGTCTTGGGGTATAAAACCTTCTCCTGGCTCATCGGTGGCGTCTGGGTCGAACCGATACCAACCTTGGCCCTGAATCAGCTCAGCACCAGAAAACGTTCTAGTCACGGCCTTCCATGCTGCAATACCAGAGCGCAAAATGATTGAGCCGCCATTTGCAAAATATTCAATCCACGCGCAAACCCAATATAAAATCCAGTTAAGATGGCCGTCGCTTGGCTTTTCTGGGCTTCTGGCCCCAAGTGCTTTTTTGCTGGCGCTAGGCTCTTTTTTTCTTGGTGCCCCCGCAAGAATCGCGGCAGAGGCAGAGCTTCCTGTTTCATCTGTTCCAGAACTGGTTACGTCGGGGTTGTAGGCTTCAATCCAGTTATCCGCATCATTTGCTGCTGTCACCCGCAAGGTCCCGTCATGAATAGCGTTTGCGCAGCCAGAAACCTCTATTTCATGTCCCGCAACAACAGAAGCCAGTGACGGGGAACCGCTAAAGATGTAGCGGGTGATTGAGCCGCCGCTTGCAATACTGCTTCTCCAGTTGACTGCTGTTACAGTCAGGGAGCCAACAACCGTTGTTCCGGCTCCGTCTGCCCATGTTGGGATAGTAGTTGGGGCTGTCATTAAATAGCTTCTCCTATGGTTCCTTCATCCCAACCGAGAGCGGTGGGGTCATCGCTAAAGCCGAACGCGCCGTCACCATGGGCGCAAATGTTTAAATCAACCGAAGCCGAGCTGGTTTCGAGAATGGTTCGGATATTTGTGTACTCTCGAATCACGCTCGATGGTGTGAAATTGATGGTGAGTGAAGCGGGAAAATTTTGGTAAATTCTGCGATTGGTTGCCCCCAGCGTTCCGAGAATGCCGAGCAAATTGGGCAACGTGCCATTGCTATTGAGTGCGGCAATGCGCCCGTACAAGAGCACACGGTATTCGTCGTCAGGTGTCAAAATACTGGGCCTTGGTAGAGTGACAATTGTTCCGATATCATCAAGCATCTGCCCCATTGCAAAGGCCAAAAATCGCCCCAGCAAAAGGGAAAACAAGGCGTTTTCAACAGTCTGGTACCGCTGAAGAAAAACCCGAATCAGCTCTTTGAATGTGCCCTCTTGCTGAAATTGCTGCTTCAGCCTGGCCAGACCCTGGTCGACGTGGTCGGTTATCTGAACTAGATTTCTCATGTGGCGTTTACCGTGATTCTATCTGCCGTGATATTCACCACTTCGGTGCCAGGAATAGAAATGTTTGCCGAAGAGCCTGGCGAGGGGCTGAGCCCTTGAAGCAAAGCAATTGTCAAAATCCCCCTCACATTGACCGATACGGTGGCGGCCAGCAAATGATTCACCAGGTCTTCGCCATGGGCATAAGTCCGGCTTTCCATCGCGGTTTTACAATCAGTTTTGTACTGGGCAATCAGCGCAGGGCTGGACCAGATTGCAGGGTCAACAGTCAGGTTGAGAATAAAGTAGGGATTAACTTCCGTGACGCGGTCAAAGCTGATAATTTGAGGGTCATCCGGATTGCCGTCATATGTGCCCGTCTCCGTGCCGTTTGTATCGATGCCCGCGGGCCCCACTCGGCCAATTGTGTCAATGATGTCCTGGTCAGTTCCCCCGACAACAATGAAGTGCATGGAGTTTGGCTTAAGGCCATCGACTTCAACATTTGAACGGTTTTCTTCTCCGAAAACATAGGTGACGCCATCGACTTTTTCCAGCGCTTCTTTGACAGCCGCCAATGTGCCGCCGTCTGAGTTGATAGCCTGCTCAGCAAGCCGGATTCTGAACTCGTCATCTTTTTCTTCATTTGTGCCCGGGGTTGCTGCGTTTTGGTTATAGACATCATCCCAGCCACTCAGCGGCGTCACGATGGTATTGATTGAGCCAATAGACGCCTCAAAGGGGCCGGTGTTGAGCGATTCTGCCAGAACATTCACGCCAGGATAAAGGCTGATAATTGCCGGGCTGGTAGGGTCTTCGTCGTTGGTGTCGTCGGCTCGGTTTAGGTTGGGGTATTCAACCCAGAACCCGGCAACATCCCAGTCAGTAACAAAGAAGCGGCCATCATTGCTTGAATTTGTCGAGCCGCTTACCTGAACCTCCCAGTTTACAGCCATACCCGACAGGTCAGGAGAGCCGCCCAAATATGCGCGAACAGTATTGTCTGTGCCGGTTTGAAATTCGAGAGTGTCGACGGCGAGGTCTTCAAGCGCAGTATCAAAAGCTGGAATTTCAGCCGCTGCATTCAGGGACCACGCGACACTGGTCGAGCTTTGCCGGGCCTGATAATCCTCTGGCACAGTGACGGGCGTAATCTGGCTGCGATTGATAAGCGTCAGTGTGACCTGGCTTTTGCTGGCTTCGATTTTGTCTTCACCGATAAAGGCTGCAGTATTGGCCAAAGACACGCCGGTTGCTGAGGCTCTGCTGATTGACTGAGAGAGAGCCAGCCCCAGCATCCAGAGCTTAGATTCTCGCTCTGACATGATGCCCACGAATTGGCCCCAGGGCTCATCAGAGTCAAATGAAGCGTCCTCAAAGCCTTGGATTCCAATCAGCTCACTTTGAAGCTCTTCAGAGCAAATCACCGCTGTTTTAGGATTAAACCCAGTGAGCAATAAACCGTATTCTGTCATTCTGGCAACGTAGCCTCTGCTTCCTGCTCATCATTTCCATAAATATCCAGGTACCGCACCACAATGCGCACCACCTGCGTCTGTTGGTTGGGATAGGCCTTCACGCTCTTCACTCGACGAACACCCTGCACATCGAGCACATTCCAGCGAATTTCGCGGCGGGTCCAAGCATCGCGGAAAGGCTTTGTGAGAATCAGACCAAACCAATCTGGGGCCCGCTTGGGGTCTAGAAACCATTCACCCCTAACAGAGCGAAGGCGAATGCGAACGCGCTGCTTTACGGCTGTCCGACCAGTCAAGCCCGTCAATTGGCCATTGGTCAAAATCACATTGTTATCGTTATCAACGCCGAGACTACTCATTTGTAAACACCATTGCTGAAGCCACTTCCTGAATTGAGCCAATGTCTGGGATAGGCGGGTCACAAGGAGCACCAGGTGAAATGCAGATATGGGTATGATTGTTAAAGGCATTTTTTATGTCATTCAGGCCCGTCATAACCTTTTCAGCCAGAGCCAGCGCTTTGTCTGCCTCGAATGAACCCAGCCTTACAGCGCTGGCCTTCACCTGCACCTCGCCACTTTCGGTTAAGTGAATATGCGTTGCTGGGTCAACCTCGCCGCGCTTGGTCCTGATTCGAGTCATTAAAAAGGGAGAGCTTTTGCCAAACATTTCGCGTGAGTCTGGGGTTGTCGGCTCAATTCCATCACTGAGATACCAGCGGGCAATATTCCGCTCCATGAAAATCAGAAAGCCTTTGGTGCCCTTTGGGATTTCCCAATCAATCAAAGTTTTTTTGCCACCTGGAAACCAAACCGGAATTCCAGAAACAGGAGGCCAACCCTCTTCTTGAACGTCACCGTCTTCCGTGGGAGTGAACTCGCTGAATGGAATCGTGACCTCTGCCTCTCCTGTGTCTTCATCGTAGCTATTCACATAGCAGGGAATGGCGGTGTGCATCTCTCTGAGTTCATCGAGAATCATCGCCCTTGAACTGGTGCTGTGCCCTCTAACTTGTTGCTGTGTCATGCCGCGAGTGGTGTAACCTCACAATCTGAATACCATTCGTTGCTGTTTGTGTTGCCCGAGTGCTCGACCTTGCGAATCACGAAAAGGCCGGCTGTTTTCTGGGAGTCCAGATAGACCGGCATGCCCGGGTTAAATTCGTGGCGCAAAAGGGAGCGGAATTTCCAGCCCATTTCAGTTCTACCTGGGCTTCCGAGCAGGCCGGAAAGGGGAGAGACCAGAATCACCTGGTCTGAAATTGGTACATCTGCAGCGGTCAGATAGGCGATTTGGTCGGTCACGTAAAACGACAGGCCGTAATCACCGGCAATAAGGTCCAGTGCGCGCCAGACCTTGCCCTTAAGAACCATATCTTTGAGCAGTTTCACCTGCTCCGCTCTCGCCTCGGCTTCGGCCTTCTGCTTGTAAATGCGCTGCTTGGCCTCTTCAAGACTTTCCGGCTTTGACTGCTTGTGTTTTCTGGGTTCAAGCAGGCGCTGTGCTGCGCGCGTAACCAGCTCGGTTTTGATTGTGCCCTTGGCAATCTGATTCAGCTCTTTGAGCCGGGCTTCCATCTTGGGGGGAAGCGTCAGCTCTTTAATCAGAGCATTGATAACCGTTTCGATTGGGGCGTCTTTCTTGAAAGACTTCGAGATAAAAGCCTGCTTCAGAGCAGTGCCGCCGTCTTTGGCATAAAGCGTTGTGACCCAATCGCCTCCGCTGCGCTCATGGTTCGGCATCTCAGTGCCGCCTTTGAATATTTGGCCAAAGCTCTCGCGGTACCCAGCCAAGAACGTCAGGCCAAGCCCTTTTTCTGTCACAAAATCCTGATGTTCTGGGCTCAGGTTGATAATGTTTATCTCGGCATCGTTTGGCGTGGTATCGCTGGTTTTGGTGATTTTGAAGTCAAGCGAAAGCCCTTTTGATGCGCCAGGCTTAAAGCCTTCCCAGGTCAATTCTTGCTCGCCATTATTTACCAGCAGCTGCCAGCGCCGGTTATAGAGATTGTATTCAGCCATTTAGGCCACCGGTATCAGGTCGTCATAGACCAGCTGGACCCGCGTACCCAAATCGCTGGCAGTGGGAGGCAGCTTTTTCCCGCTGGTATCCCAAAGGTACAATCGGCCTGGCGGTTTGCGAACGTCGGTAATGTGAGAGAGCAGAGAGTAATTGGTCACAGCATTGATGCCGTGGGCAATGGGCGAGAGAGCAGAGTCATAGAAGTGCAGGTACCAGCCGTTGGGCGCCAAGCGGTCATTCCACCCGAAGTCAATGTAAAAGGTATTGCCTGAAAGGGTGATTGGGCCCAGGCCAAAGGGGATGCCATTGGTGTTTTCAATTGGGATGATGAACTTTGCCATTACTCGCTCGCTTTCCCTCTTGCCCAGTCGTGCCCCTCGGCGAATCGTCCATCACCCCGCGTCATCGCCTCAATCCGCTCATTTTGTTTTGCATCGGTCACTTTGATGGTGCTGCGTGGTTTGTAAGCCCTGGGCTTTGTGAAGTTCCGCTGGTCGAATAACTCCATATCGATGGGCTCAGATGGGGGCAGGTCTTTAACCGCTGTCTTGGCCGTATCAATCTGCTGAATCGACAGGTCGAAAAACAGGGCCATCCCGTGGCCACTCTCAGCGTCCCAGCTGGGAGTGAAATTCAGAATGATGCCCGAATAAATTCCGCGCACCGGCCCGGCATCTATCCCGATAATCTCGCGGTTTTCTCTGGCCTGAATCATGCGCTCGCGAAAGTCGACGTGTACGCCTATAAAGTCTTTATCATAGGCCCCTTCACGATTGCTCTGGATGTCAGTCACAGCACCGTTGAAACTCATCTGAATAGGAGGCAGGTTCACATGGTCGGTAATCAAAGCCCCGTCTTCTATCTCGTTCTGAGTGGGCTCAGAGGTATAAGAAGGGCTAAAACTCAGGCCTGCAACATAGAATTGCGCATTGTCATCGGGAAAAAGAAAAAAGGTATCCCCTTCTCCTTCTGCCTCCTGAGACGGCAATACCGTTGCCTTTTCTGCTTCTTGCATTTTTTACCCATAAAAAAAGCCCCCGGAGGGGCGGTTTGACAAAGTTCTCCCGAAAGGGGAAACTTAATCAGTTTATTTGGAGGAATCTATGTTAACCCATAAATTAACGGTTGTCTTATTTTTAGCTGTGCTTACCGGCTGTGATTTAACATCAAAGGCTATTGTTGTGGTAAATACACCGGGGGCTGTATCTTCCGGTGTTTCGGCGGGTAATCAGCAGCAAAATCAAACTTCGACATCACCCACTTCGACCACTGTGGTGAATGTCCCGTCTTCAACTCAGAGCGCGTCTGACCTGAGTATTTTTAAGTCATCCATACCCCGACCTCAAGAGACCGAGAAATATGGCAGAGCGGACATCTCAAAGGCTTCAGAATTCTTTGCTTCCCGCTATCAGGCAAGCAAAGAGAATGCGTTTGAAGTTTTAAAAATGTGGCTTGACGCAGAGCTTATTGGTACAGCAAACGGAGAGCTGGGAAAAGCCTTGCTTGAAAATATCATTGCCAAAAATGGAGATGATGCACAATCAGGATTGGCGATTTTTAATGTCACCTACTCAAACTCAAGGCCTATTCTGCCTGAGTATGTGGTTGGGACAATTTATCAAAACGCTTCATATTCAGACGCTCTAAAAAAACTCAGCTATGAAGATTTTAATAATAGAGAACTAAACGTTGTCAAAGAAGTCCAAACCCCAACAGGAATTCAGTTTCAACCAATAATTAACCCATCAGAGCATTATTCTTTAATTAAGCCAAAAGATGGCGAAAAAATAACAATAAAGATTTCTGGTGGACCGTCATATATTCCGACAAAAGCCACAAATTTTCCGGCACTATTCAGCTTTATTTTCGATGATGGGTGGAAGCTAATCTATTCAAGGCTTTCCATATTTTAGATTACTGAGCAATCACGGTCTGATTTGTTGACCGTGCGCTCCGCTCCATTTGCTTAACCGCCTCACTGGCCCCCTGTCTTGCAGCATTCCTGTTTGCTCCTGGGTTTGGATTCCCGCGAAGGTCGAAGTAATTGGTTTGATTTATTCCTCCGCCGCCGCCAACACCGGCAGGCCCCTGCATTGTTTGAGAACCAGGGTCAACTGGAACAAAGAAACGGCCATGCTGGAAATTTTGCTCAGTGCGATTAAGGTTGTCTGCTCCGTTTCCATATAAGGCTTTGCGACGTAGAGTGTCCCAAACTTCAATATGACCATAAGTGGGATGGAATCCGCTTTTGGTATCGTATACGGCTATTGTGCCATAAAGTCTTTTCATGATTTCAGGGTCGTCAAGCATCGCTTTTGTTACTTTGACTTCAACAAAGCGCTTGTCTCTGGCAAGCTGGTCAGCGGCCAGATAGGCGGGGACGCCCGATAAGTTACCGTAATCTTTGAACGTTTTTTGATAAGCCTCAGCAACCCCGGCAAAGCATCTTTTTGAGCCAGTAAAAACGTTGTAAGCATTCCGAACTAACTTCGCGGCGTTGACATTGCTCAAAGGGAAATTCGGGTCCATGAGCGCATTGCTTCCACCACCAACCCCACCACCAGAGAAGGCGTTTTTAAGCCGCTCAAAGAATCCCGTGATGCCCTGCGCAAAGCCGCTGGTTGTGAACCAGTTCCACATATCTTTAAGCACAGCCCAGGTATCCTGAATGCGCTCCCAACAAACCTTAAATCCAGCGCCCAGGTCTCCGACTGTAGCAGTCAGAACAGGCAGCCAGAATTTGGCAGCCTGCAAAATGATTTCGCCAAGTTCAATAAATTTCTTTATGCCCCAAGTCAGCCAGGGCACCACAATATTCCCAAACACCCATTTGACAGCAGGGCCAAAAGTCTCCCAAAGTTGAGCGCCAAATTTAACGAACTCAGCACCCACCTCTTGAACCAATGGCCAAAGCTCTTTGAACTTATTTCCCACCCACACAATCGCATGAGAGAGCGCTGGAAACTGCTTTGAGAATCCGCTGATGGCCTTGGTTCCGCCTGTCATGTAGCGATAGACCTCGAAGCCGAAAGCGGCTATACCAGCAATAACCGTGCCAATGGCCAAAGGAACACCACCAGCCAGCCACTTGAGCGACCAGAGCGCTTTGATTGCGCCAAAAAGCCACTTTCCGCCCGCGATGACTTTCAGGCCTGCGAAGTGCATGGCGAAAACGCCAAGACCTGCGGCTACCGGCTTTATGAAAGGAGCAACGAATTTTAGTCCATCAGCAAGGCCTTTGATAATGACAACAGAGTCTTTTCCTAACTGGTCGAACATTGGCCCTTTTGATTCGATATAAGCAATCACCCTGTTCATGGTTTGGAAAATATCTGACTCAAACGAAATCATGAACCTATTTGAAGACATTCTTACCGTGTCCCAAAAAGTTGAAATCTGACCAGGCAAAGTTCTGGATAAGCTGCTCATTCCTCCCGAAACACCGCCGCTCCTCCCTTGAGTTTCTAAAAGACGCGAAATCATCTCTTTGTTTCTGGGGTCAATGGTGAATTCAGTTGCCTTACCTGTGCGGACATTTCCCATCGTGCCTGAAATTTTGCCGTTTTCCGCCCAGGCTCCCTGCAAGCCGGCAGAAGAGAAGTTGTCAAACATATCTGCCCGCCCGCGCCCCATCCCCAGAGCCATCTGAGTGAACTCACTCAATGATTTATTAGATGTTGCAGCAATGTCGCCAAAGGCCATCAAGCGGGAATAGTTGACTTTTCCTGATTTTCTGTCCATAAGGCCAAAGCCGGAGTTTTGAAGCTGAGTAAACATTTCAAGGGTGTCGCCAAGTTCAAACGGTGTGGCAGCAGCAAAACGCTCAATATCCTTAAGTACTCTACCAGCATTATTTTTACCGACCATGTTTGTTAACCTGGTCATGGCGAGTTGGTATTGGCCAAAGGAATCAAGAGCAAATTTCCCGCCTTGCTGAGCCATTGCTCCAGCAGAAGTTACCGCACCAGAGATGAGATTGCCCCCTGCGACATTGAGCATGCCGCCTGAGCCTGTTGCTCGCTGCGCCGCTCTTTGGGCCTGCATAATTGAACCCATGCCGCTCACGTTCATTTTGAGCGTTATGCCGCGACCAGCTGAGCGGGCCACCTGGGCAATGCCCTGGCGCAACCGTCCGACTTCATTTGTCGCAACCCGAAACGAACGGGTATCAATTTTGGGTTTGATTGTTTTCCGGGCAAGGGCTTCAAGCTCTTTGAATGAACGCTTTAACTCAGTGACCTTTTTGGTGTAGGCGGTCAGGCTCTTATGGTCAAGCCTGAAGACCATTTTGGTCACCAGTTCTTTAATAATCGTGCTGTCAGTCATTTGGTTGGGCCCTATCCCATGCGCGGAAATAATCGAGATGCCAGACCATGCTCTGCCAATCCCACTGCTCAATAATTGCGAGCCAGGAATCTTTGCAGAGCTGGTGCTTTGAAAGGTAGAAGAGGTCGCCAGGGAGGTCGCCAGGGACCTCCATGGGCTTGCCAGAACCTATGAAAGGGGCGACCTCTGGTTGTCTAAAAAACTGTTGAACTTAATCACCTCTGAGCGCAAAATGTCAAAGTGCGACATGCGTTGAGGCTTAATGTCTGGGTCAAAATGCTTGTCGATGGCCTCGATGGAGTTGAGGTATCCGGCACCCTCGGCCAGCACTGTCTGAAACAATGCTTTGACCAATTGTGCCGACGCATCTGGGTTGATTTGCTCCCATGCAGCGGTTTCAGCCTCCATGTACTCATCGCCAGGAATTTTTAAAAGCTCAGCCGCAGCCGCCTGGTTCTTTTCTTCATTGGCAGGATTGTCCTCTGTGTCCTTTTGAAGGGCGGCAAAGGCTTTGTAATCCTCTTCATTCATTGCCCGAATAGCTTTGGCCACAATCTTATCCACATGGGCCCGCAAAGGAACGAGCGTCTTTTTAACGAGTTGCCCCGTGGTATAGGCGCTCATGCCCTTGTGCTTGGTAATTTCGTAGACATCGCCATCCATTTTGAGGCGAAGAGTGCGACCTTCGTTTAAAAGTTCGCGCTGAACCTTTTCAGCTTTGGCGGGAGCGGGGGTGTTAGATGATTGCATCAGCGTTTAACCCATATTCTGAAGCGTTCAGAATGCCCACCAAAATGCCCCATTTCAGCTCGTCAGCCTCAATGCCCCGCTTGCTCTCGGGCTGGCCTTTGATACGGCAATAGCGAGCAATCAGGAACGGTGGGGCAGTCAGCTGGGAGATATAGCGAGCAGTCAGATTGAACATCCCGCCCACATTGGGGGCAGCACCAAGCAACGAGTTGACCGTTAAAAGGTTCTGAAACTTTTGATTGAGTGGGTTGGTATGAATGTT